TTTTAAATTTTTATTTAAAAAATCATTAATAACTCTTATCAATACCAAACTGATATTTTCTTCAATGTTTACAATTCTTTTTATACCTTTCATCATAAAACACCTCAAATCGTTAAAATTTTACCTCTATTATCGTTTTAAAACTATTTTTGGTATAATTACTAATTTTTAACTTTAAAACGCTCAGAAGCGGTTTAAACACTTCTGAATTTTAAGTACGTAAAATTATTTCTCTTGCTTCTTCTAAACTTCTAGCAACACCATATATTACATTTTGCTTTGATAATGCTTCTTTAAAGACTTCTTGTTCTTTTCTAAGCTTCCCTGTTGGAGTTTTAACCTCTAAGAAAATTGCTTTCCCGTCTGTTCTTCTAAATCCGAATAAATCTGGAAAGCCTTTTGGAACTCCTGTAGAAATTATTCTATCTCCAACTTTAAAGCTACCAACATTAATTCTAAACATAACTGCAATATCATTAATCCCATTTCTAATAGTATTTTGAATGTCTGTTTCTTTCAAAATATCACCTCTTAAAATATATGTGTGAACAGTGTGAACAGTTCTCGCCGTTTTCTATATTTTTTATATATACTTTTCTTATATTTTTCTATATGTAAATAATATAGAAATAGTATTAAACTATTCACACTATTCACACTCTTAAAATCTCATACTTATATTTTGATAAAATCTACCTGTTCGCTTATGAACCTTAATATATCCCTTGTTGTCCATCTCTCTCCCAAATTTTGTTGAGGTTAGGACGAAAAATCCGTTCTGAGCACAGTAATTTTTATAGTGTTGGTATAATTCAGCTGCTTTGACTTCCTTACCTAAATTATTACTAACACATTCATCAAGGAATGTACTTACAACGTCCATTTCCTGTCTGTATTCTTTATTTGCCATAAGAATTTTAGAACACATACCTAATCTTTCTTTTTGCCACATTTCTAAACCTTTTAGCATCCATTGTAATATTCCATCACTCTCAGCTAAAAGTTTTGATGTTAAATCTGGATCAACTTCTTCATCTGTAAATTCTCTAGTAAACGGAATTAAACGAATACGTCTCCAGATACCTTTGTCAGTCCCACGAATTATAGGACGGTGATTGGTCGCCATCCATACCTTAAATTTAGGTGTAAACTCAAACTCGTTAGCATGTAAAAATCTAGCTGTAACTGTATCTCCGCCGGTTAACTGTTTAACTAAACCTTCGTTAAACCTCATACCATCATTACTCTCAACTGTAGTAACAAATCTAGCATCTTTAAGCCTAGCTATATCACTATTAGCACCTTGACTTTGTTTAACCATAAGCGAGTCTGGTTGAATATTAGCTCTATAATCTCCAAATATGTGACTTACCACATCCATAAACACAGATTTTCCGTTTTTACCATTACCGTTTAAGATAAACATTACCTGTTCTGTTGTCAGTCCTGTAAGTGAGTAACCTAACGCTTTTTGTATCCACCTGATAAGCTCTGTATCACCTTCAAAAATCTCTAGTAAGGCTTGCTCCCAACGCGGACATTTTTTACTTTCATCATAGTTAACATTAGCTTTTTTAGTAAATTTAAAACTAGCATCATGCGGTATATTCATGCCACTAACCATATCATAAATTGAATTTTCTAAATTAATTAACATATCATTGCTGTTAAATTCACTAATATCTATTGAATTTTTATACATTGCTTGCTTGATACCTGCAACTGTTCCTCTATTACTTCTAGAGTAGTTTAAATGCTTTTCAAAGGCTGTCTTCATTTTCTTAATACGTTTTTCATAGTCTTCTAAAAACTCACCTTCTAGCTTATCCATCGGAAAACCTTGTTTTTTCAGAACAACTACACTTTTTTCAAAATAATCATTTATCTTACCTAACGTATCAAATACCCAACGTTTACCATCGTATAAATACCAACCTTTGTTAGTATAAGAATATAACGCTCTATCCTTAAATATATCTGTGAACCTATCCGCATTTCCTGTATCATCCCACGGATAATGTTTATCCATATATAATTCTGGTAAAAATTCACGCTTTTTATATCCATCTAACGCTTTTTTAATCGTTAAATTACCATAAGTATCAGCACCATGTTTTTTATCCCATTTTTCACGGTATAACTGGCTTTCTCTTACTGCTTTATCCATTAATTCAGCATTACCATCTGTGAAATATGCAACCATAGAACAAAACGCTAAATCTGCTTCAGACTGACTAGGATATTCATTAAACTCACCGCTATATAATTTTCTGAACTTCTCATTTTTAACTTTTAAAAGATCATTAAAATTAACTATCCTATTATCTTGAACACCATAGTCCATTACTATTTTTGGTTGTTCCATATATTTTTTATAGATTTTCTCTAGTTCTTGTTGTCTGTCGTATACTTCATCTGGACAACCTTTTAAGATATTTCCTGTCATAGCGAAAAATCTTGCTTCTTGGTACATCTCAAGAGTACCTTTCCTGTTGATTCCTCCAGGAATTGAACCACGTATAATTATGTGTAGTCCCTTACCACTTACAGATACTTCTGTATAGCTGTTAAGCGTATTAATTATTTCTAATGTTTTCGTATCAATTTTATCTAAATTCACGCTATCAATATCAATTCCAACATATGGTGGAGTGAAGAAAAATCCCACTCCATCATATTCATCTGCATAAAGTAATGCCGTATCATAATCAACCCATGTTGATGGATCGTTACTCTTTGCACCTTTTTTTGTTTCTGGATTAATAGGTAGCTTACTTAATTTTTCAGTGTTCTTTTGCTTAACTAACTTGTAGCAACACCACTGCTTTAAATCTTGTAATTCACTAGGTATCATTTAACACCTCTTAAATAAAAGGATTTACCAAATCTTCTAGATCGTTCGCTTCTTTAATATCTCTTAAATTGATACTTACTTTACCGTTATTAGGATTAGTATAGTGTTCTACTCTAACAGAGATAGGTTTTTCGCTATGTTCAGATAACGCAGCAAAGAATTCATCATAACTTTGATATTCGGTTTCCTCTGGAATTCCATACGCTTTAGCGATATTCATTAAATCATACAGTCTATACTCTCCTGTATCTTGATTTTGCCAGTAAGTCATTCTGATAGTTTTAACAGATTCACTATTTTGTACTGCTAATTTTAACGCAAAATACTCATTACCATTTTTTGCTGTCTCTACTGAAATATCCTCAACTAATACTGTATAAATTCCTTCTGGTGTAACTGTAAATCCTGTGTTGTAACTCATTTTAATTGCCATATTATTTTAATCTCCTTTAATTTATGAATATCCTCTAATTTTTGCTTGATGGTAAACCCATCCAGGCTTGTAATTTTTTGCTTTTTGAATTTTTTGTAAATCTTGTATATTTTCAACTTCAGAAAGTTCTGGAATATACTCCAGTTTAATTTTTTTAATGTCTCTATACTCTATATCTTCATCAATAACATCAATAGTATTTTCCTTAATTTCCTTGACATATCCACAATACTGACAAGGATTTTTAATAGTTTCTGCAACTGACAAACAGTTAATACACATCTGTGAACGAACAGTAGGACGTTCGCTTTTCGGTTTAGTCTCTAGACTCCACGTTCTTGGAGTATCTGGTAAACCATGTTCTTTGTAATTTTCAACCATATCAACAATGATAGCTTGCTTATTAGGTTTGTATCTCATACATCTCATACTTTGTTGAATAAATAGCGATAACGATTTTGTTGGACGTAATAATATAACCGCATCGCAATCCGGAACGTCAAAGCCTTCTCCTAACACCATAACATTGCACAGTACATTTACTTTTCCTGTTCTAAAATCATTTATAATTTGATCTCTTTTATATTTATCAATCTTACTATGTAAGGTAACTCCTCCTAACGTTTTCGCTACTACTTCAGAATGTTCTATATTGTGACAATAGACTATAGTCTTGCAACCTTTTAAATATTTATCATATATTTTTTTTACATCACCTAATATTGATTTTTTAAAACTTCCATCTATACTTTTATTTGAGTAATCACCTTTAGAAAGCTTTAATTTATCAACATCAATTACAGATGGTGCTAAATATTTAAATGGTGCTAGAAAATTGTTCTCTATAAGCCACTGTACATCAACGCTTTCTATCAGAATATCATTCACATCTCCTAATCCACCGCCATTAAGTCTAATCGGTGTAGCTGTAAAACCTATTCTTTTTGCATTTGAGTAGCGTTCGTATATTTTAACGTAAGAATTAGCTAAGCTATGATGATTTTCATCAGTTACGATTAATTTATAATCAGTCCTATCAGAAGTTTTACGAACCTGTGTTTGAACCATAGCAACATTTACATAATTAGTGTTAACTCCTGCATTAATAAGTGTATTTTTAATCTGCTCTTGTAATTCTTTAACATGCACTAAAAACAACACATTAGCTTTTTTATCCGTGAACATTTTAATAATTGTTGCTATGATTACACTTTTTCCTGCTCCACAAGGTGCAACTACACAAGGTGCTTTGTGAGTATGTAAAGCTTGAAATGTATCTTTAATGATTTTCTTTTGATAATCTCTTAACACAAACATTTTATAAGCTCCACAATATCCAGTATTTCTTCTTTAGTCTTAAGTGGTATTTCAATTTTTTTCCCTGCGTCTCTTTTAGGAAGCCATATGACATACCCTGTGTAATTTTCGTAATTATCTTCATCATAGGCTAGTAAATATAGTGATAACTGCAAACTGATATAATCAACATCTAATTTAGTTGTTGTTTTAATATCGTAAATGATATTTTTACCTATACCATCCACACGTCCACAATATACAGTTTTATAATTTACAAAGATCTCTTTTTCTATAGTTTCAAAATCTTTAATTTTCTTATATTGATTAACCGCATTCTGTTCATATATATTTAAGTTGCGGTATTCTATACCATCTTCTAAATCTTCTAAAATTTTATGTACTCTAGTACCATACACCGCAGCTTTTCTTAATATACTTTTTGGCACATCACCATATTTATCACCTAAAATTAATTTAATACATTGTGTTACTGAAGGGACAACACGTCCCATATAAGAATACGTATGTGTTACATCATCATACTGAAATAGAGACACTTTCTTTTACTTCCGTTTCTTTGATGTAATCAAGATATAATAGTGGATTATCTTCCTTAAATTTTTTACTGTCAAACGACTGTCTAATATAAGGTTTCTTCTTAACTACTTTAAACTCTCCTACTTCATACTTTTCAGTATTCATCAGTAAGAATTGTTCTTTAATTTCTGATTCTAGTAATTTAAGTTCTAATTTTACTTCTTGATATTTTTTGAGTAACTGTTCCATACTTTGCTTAACTCCTCTACAGTAAAGTCTTCAATTTTTTCTTTTTTAGATGTTTTTAACCACGTATTTAATTTAGCTTCACCTAACGCTTCTGATATTTTTTTGATCAGTTCTTCTTTAGAAACTTTAGTTTGTTTTACTTCTTCTGGTTTATCTAAATCTTGACTATCTAATTCATCTTCATCTTCTTCAATCTCTAATGCATTCATATATAAATAACGTTTAGAGTATGTGTTGATAGCTCCGATATTTTGCATAGTCGGATTATCAAGTTTTTGTACAGGTATTCTATATGTAAGATAATCACCTGTTGAGCTGTCAGTAATAATAAGTTCTGCATAATCTTTTGTCAGATTATATTGACTATATAATCCATTTTTATTAAATATTTCATTTACTGTTGGTAAAATATCCTTTAATACAAAATATTTAAAGTTTTGGAATTTATTAAATCCGCTTTTCTTACGTGGTTTAGACTGCCAATCAACTCTTGATTTTTGTAATTTTTTCATCACGCTGTTTATTTTAATTTGTACTGGTTCGTACTGACTTAATTCTTCTTCAGATACAGTTACTTCAAATGGATTAACTTCATCCACTATTTCAATTTTAGAAAGCATATTTTCCTTTTGTAATAATGTTATTAATCTTTCTTCTGTAATTATTCTATTCATTTAATAATCTCCTTTGTCTTCTGTATTTTACGTATTCTTCTAGTACTTCTAATTCATCATCTTCTGACAATTCAAAGTAAGCTTTACCTACCCCTGTGTCTTCGTATGTAAATGTATCGTGAAAATGTGCTATATCACCAAAGATATATCCTTCTGTATAAAGTTCTTTAAGTTCATCTAAAACTATTTCTTTATTCTCCATAAATTATTTCTCCTAGCATATCTATTGCATCTTTAACTAAGTGATCAGGTACTTTTTTTCCGTTAATAAGAATATGCTCAATATCTTTCTCGTTTATAAACTCTTTCTCTTGATCTGTTAACAGATCATTTAACTTATCAAACACAGCTATTTCTTCATAACGCTTTTCACTAGCTTTTAGTCCGTCTAAATCGTTTAACCAAAACTCACAGTATCTGATTATTTTTTTGATGTCGTCCTGCGGTTCATCATGTTTCTTGTTTGCTCTTATTCCATATTTCAAGATGTTAGCTTGACACACACTGCCAAAGTCTTTTACTACATCTTGAATTAAATCTATTGTTTCAATGCCACCTGCTTTATAGTGGTTCGGATTAATATTATCTTTTGTCACTTGCAATTTCCCCTAAATATGTTATTTTAAAGTTGTATATTTTTGTAAGTAGTCGTTTTTTAAAACGGCTATTTTTTTATGGGGTAAACTGGTTTAACAGGTTTGATTTCCTCAAATAATTCACCGGGGCTAATTCTGAAATAATTACACAATATATCAATAGTATTCATTTGAATAGCTTTAATTCTATTGAATTTTATATTATTTAATGTCGGTCTACTTAACCCAGTATCTTTTGATACGTCAGTTATTTTTAAGCTTCTCTCCGCCATTAATTCCCATAACTTTATTCTGTATTGTTTCAAATCATATAACCTCCCTTGAAGTCTTTTGATAACATAACTTTTATCACGTGCAATTTCATTTTTTGTTGGTAATAATCCATCATACTTAAAATATCCTCTTCTTTTACATCGATTGCTTCATATTCTAAAGCTGTCAACATTCCACCTAAGATATAAGCATTCACAGTATTTTCTATCATTTTTTTTGTTGTCTTTAGTTTCTTCTAAATCATCTAATTTTAATAATTCTAAAATATCATCGTTAATATTTACTAACATTCTTTTCCTCCTTCACTCTTATCATTAAATCAATAAGCTCTTTTTTAGGAAGTTTAATTAAACTTTTATAAAGTTCTTCAATTTCATTAATATCATCACCATAAAGCAACTTATCAACGCTAGTATTTCCCATGATAGCTATTTTAATTAACGCTGCTTCTGGTGGAAGTCGAAAACCTTTTTCCCAATCTGACACACTGCTTTTACTAGCTCCAACTTTCTCTGCGAATTCAATCAAAGTTAAAAAGTTACGTTTTCTAATAGTTGAAATGCGACGTCCCACATGCTTTTTGTTGATATTTTCATCCTGGTTTCTTTTCATCTTAATACCCCTCTTTTTGACGTTGGATATTCACTAATGATTTCTTTTTATATGCTTCAAATAAATCTTCAAAACTGTAATAAATCATTGCAATGTTTAAAATCAACTCAATAGCAAATCCAACTGACTGTTTGTAAACAGTATTGTGTACTCTTTTTTGAGAATAACTCACCATGTTCAATCTCATTTCTCATTAATTTAATGTGTTGTTCGTTATTCCTATTTAACACAGTTGCACATCTATCAATTTCAAAATGTTTCTCATCGTCATTTAATAGTGATAATGCGAACGCTAGACAATCAGCTAATTCATCTAGTTGTTTTTCAATCGGTGTCTTATGCTTTTTCCAAATTTTGAAAAATCCTATAGCGTTATACCATTCGTGAAATTCTTCACTTAAGGCTGTTACTATTTTTTCGCGCTCCCACACATCCATGTGTTTATCTACTTCATGTTGAATTAATTGTAAATCTCTTAAATTATGGTATAAATTTAAATCACTCATCTTCTATTCTCCTTTCAATTCATTTAAATCTATATCTAATACTTTAGCTATTTTAACGACATGTTCTAACTTTATACTTTTTATACTGTTGTATCTGATTCTACCTACAGTGCTATAAGGTATGCCAGTTAATTTAGCTATCTGTTCACAAGAAATACCAGTTTCTTCTTGTTTTGTTTTTAACAAATATTTAAACGTTGGGATAGCTTCATTACTATTTTGTTTACTTATCTTCATAATCATCTTCTTCACCATCTTCAAAAGCGTATTTTCCACGTTCATCAAAAGTGTAAAACGTTAATGTTGTAATTCCAACAAGGAACGCTAAAATTCTTGTGTAATCAATATCAGTCATAATGAATGTGCAAATAGCAATTATAAGGTACGTCCAGTATAGATTATTGAATTTTCTACGTTTTAAGTTATTCATTTTAACCAACTCCTATATTTTTAAATTCTTGTACAGTTTGTTTATTGAAAGGTAGCACATACTTTTCTAATCTTTTATCTTTAAAATAATCATAATTAGAAGCAAAGTGTAACCATGCATAAACGTTAAACTGTTCTTGACCTACTTTTAGATAACATCCCGACGGATAGAATTTTTCATCAATTTTTTCTTTGAATTTATTTCTATACTTATCGTAAGTTGTAGACTTTATGTTAAAACAATTCATTATTTCATCTTTAGAGACATAAGGAAAAGAAAGATCAAGTTTTTTTAATTCCACTAAATTTAATTGAATTTCTGGCATTAATTTCACCTCCTTTTAAGTTTAAAACTATATTTTTTATATTTTAATCACGGTTAAACCGTGTTAATGGGTAAAAAATTTATATCAGAATAACTGATATCAAATAATAATTCTATCTTAATTATCTCAGGAACATCAGGATAACTTTTACAGTTCTCCCATTTACTCCAAGTTGAAGGGGATATGTTTAATTTAACTGCAACTTCTTCTTGTGTCATATTTGCTCTAACCCTTAACATTTTAAGTGTATATTTATTTGCCACATTAACACCTCCTCTTATTAAATTGTTCAAGTTTTATTCCTCCTTTCTCAAGAGCACGATTTTATTATACACGGTTTAACCGTGGTTGTCAATAGATTTTTTTTACTTTTTTTAATATTTCTTGACAAAAACACGATTTTACCGTAAAATTATGGTATAAAATCTAAATTAGTAAAGGAGAAAAAATAAATGCCTAGTTTAGGAAATAAAGAAGTAATGGCTAAAAATATTAAATATTACATGAAAAAATTTAATTTAAACGCTACAAGCCTTGCAGCTGAATTAGATTTTAAATATTCTACTGTTTTAGACTGGTTAAAAGCAAACACTTATCCCAGAATAGATAAAATAGAAATGATGGCTAATTATTTTGGTGTAGAAAAATCTGATTTAGTTGAAGATAAAAAATCTAAAATTGAAAATCAAGACATATCAATAATGGTAGATGATTTAATGAACAATTTAAATAGTACACAAACCCTAATGTATAAAGGAGAACCAATGGATGAAGTTACAAAGGAGTTAGTACGTGCTTCAATAGAGCAAGCTGCTCGTATTGCTATGGCACGACACAAAGAATCTAAACTTGACAATTAAAGATACTTATAATTCTCTTGTAAAAGAATTCGGAACAAACGATCCATTGAAAATCATTAAAGAATTAGGAATAATTGTACAATTTGCAAACCTTGGAGAAAATAAAGGTTTGTACCATACTTTGAAAATAGATAACATAACATACCACTGCATACACATTAACAACAATCTATCTTCAAGCGAACAGCGTTACACACTTGCTCATGAGTTAGGACACTATATTTTACATAAAGGATCTAACTTACATTTTCTAAGACGTGTAACAAATACTCCACTATCAAGACAGGAAATAGAAGCGGATTTATTTGCTAGTTATTTCATGGTGTCAGATGAGGAAATAAAAGAAATAAACAATCTTACATATATTTCTGAAGCTTATAAACTAGATTATAGAATATGTGAAAAAAGATTAGAATATATAACATAAGGAGAATTACATTATGTTTTTTAAAAAAGATCCAGAAAAAGAACGTTTAAAACAAGAACGTAAACAAAAAGAATTAGAGTTAAAAGAACAAAAGAAAAAAGAAAAAGAAGAATTAAAAGTTAAATCAAAAGAAAAATCAGAAGAAAACAAAATTAGAAGAGAAGAATTTAAGAAAACGCTAACTTTAAGAGGATTGATAATCGATGAAATAACAGAATCGTTTAAAATAAATACTGATTATTTCAAAGTTTTCAAATTTAATGAATTAACTGATTATAAAGTTATCGAAGATGGAGCAAAGGTTGCTCAAGGTGGTGTTTCAATAGGCCGTGTAGCGGCTGGAGGATTACTTTTAGGTGGTACTGGAATGATAATCGGAGGCTTAACTGGTAAGAAAAAACTAGAAGATCAAGTTACTGAGTTAACAATTGAATTTACGGTTACTGGTTTAAATGAAGGTACATACAAAATCAATTTAATTGATAAACCTGTTAAAAAAGATAGTATTACATACAGAGGTACTACTGTTCAAGCAAAAGAAATATTAGAGTTTTTCGATAAAATATCTAATGTACAATAATAAAAAACTCTCCACCCCGCCAAGAGTATGAGAGTTGTAAAAATGTGTATGGTATACACATAAGATACACTAATAGTATATCATACACATCTATATTTAACAAGAGAGGATGTGTATTTCTATGTGGACTAAACCAACCGCAAACGGTAAAGTGCGATATGTAGAAAGAATTAAATTATTAAACGGAAAATCAAAAGAAATATCAGTATTATTCGATAAAGACACTAAATCAAATAGAAAATTAGCAATGGAGCTATTAAGATTAAGAGAATTAGAAGAAAGTTCTGTAATAAATACAAGTATAACTTTTTTCGAAAGTTTCGAAATTGTTAAGAATAAGCATTTTAAAAATGTTAAAATCGGCACTCATAAATTTTATTTGACAACGATGAAAAAAATAAAAAATAACGGATTAGACATTCCCTTAAATAAAATAAACGCTAATTATATTTTAAACTTACTTGATGATATATCTAACTCTAACAACAATTATAACACCCATTTAAGTTGTATAAAATCTATTTTAAAAATATTATATCGTCTTGATTATATAGATGATATTATGTTTTTAGATAAAATACAAAAAAAGAAAGTAGCAATAAAAGAAGAAGTTAAATATCTAGAACAAAAAGAAATAGATCAAATACTAAAAGAATTAGAAGATTATCCATACTATAAAAACATTGTAGAGTTTTTAGTTAACACAGGTCTTCGTTTTGGAGAATTGCTTGCATTAACATACGATGATGTAGAAGATAATATACTAACGATATCAAAAACAGTAAATTGTGATAGAGGTATTAATTCTCCAAAAACAAAGTGTAGTAATAGGAAAATATCTTTGAATCAAAAATGCATGAATATCTTAGAAGAACAAAAAATACTAAAAGCAAATAGAAAAATCATATGTAAAACTTACAATGATAATAACCTAATATTCCCTAGTAGTCTTGGTAATTATATATCTACCTCTCACTTCAGATATGAATTAAAGAAACTAGTCAGTATAAAATTTAAACTTCATACGTTGAGACATACTCACGCTAGTTTATGTATAGACAAAGGTATACCTGTTGAATACATATCAAAAAGGTTAGGTCATGAAGATACAAAAATTACTCAAGAAATCTATATTCATAAAACCGAAGCAGCACAAAAGAAAGAATTTGATTTATTTAAAGAAATAACATTTTAA